GTGATGAGGCGCGTGATTTTGTGGAGGACGCCATTATGCGTCCCGATTTGGATGAGGTGGAAGTCCCTGAGGATTTGGTTGCCGATGATGCCCGTTTGCCTGTGGAGGAGATGCGTGGTTTAACAGCGGATGAAGCATTCCGCCAGCACTTGGCGATGAGTGGCCGTGCAGACCCGAATCAGGGCTATTTCCCGGAGTTTGAGGGTCCCAATGAACGCATTGATCGGGATAGGCGTGAGGCCAAGGAGAATGTGCGGCCTAAGACCCCGGAGGAGCAGGAGGCTTGGGAAAGGGAGTTGAGGGAAAGGTTTGCTCCTAGGCCGGAACCTCAGGCGGCGCCGCCACCCCCACCGCCTCCGCCGCCCAGCAACAGGATTGCTTCACTGGTTAGTCAAATGTCTGGGCCGGATTTTGATGCGATTGAGGAAGGCGACTACGGAAGTACTCCGTGGTGGGATTCCGTTCCGGGGTTGGATGATATACCGGAGTTTGATGACCCCTACGGTGAGGAAGGCGAGTTTAACCCGTGGGACCCGGATGCCCGTTCGATGGATTCGCAGATGTTGGCCGATTTGAACATGCGGCGTGCCCAGCAGGACCAGCAAGGCTATTTCGGTGGTTTGGGTGATGCTGTGTCGTCGCTGACTGATACCGTGTCGAACATGTCCAACACTGAGCGTGCAGGGCTGGTTGCCGCGTTGGTGGCTGCCGGTATCATAACGATAGGTTCCGGCGGGACTATGGCACCGGCTGGTGCCGCCCTGCTGGGTGGCGCTGGCTTGGGGGCGTTGAGCAGTGCCCCGTAGCAGCGGGTTTGATCCTGACGATGACATGGCGTGGCGCGAGGAGGCTTTTGGTGAACGTCCTGTATTGGGTCCGTGGGGTGATCCGTTCCATGGCCCAGATGTTGATGAGCCCTTGGAGTGCGGATTGGAGAACCCGGAGGTTTGCGAGGCATGCGATTGATGCATGCGGCTGCGATTGTCGGTATTGCCGTCGGGGTCTTTGCTTGTGCAATGATGGTGCTTGCAGTGGGTCGCGTTATTGAAGAAATCTTTAAATGAGTCGCCTTTCTGAACTCCAGAGGGAAGCCGAGTGGCGGCGTTGCACGGATGACGAAAAGTATTTTTTGGAGCATTACTGGTATATTGCCCATCCGGCGCACGGCAAGATCCTGTTCAAGTTGCGTAACGCCCAGACTGAGGCGTTGGATCATTGGGAAGATCACCGTTACAGCCTGACCCTCAAGGCCCGTCAGATCGGTTGGACTACGCTGGTGGCTGCCCACCAGTTCTGGCTGGCGTATTTTCATCCGGATCAGAACATTATTGACCTGTCGCGTACGGAACGCGAGTCGGTGTTGCTGCTACGCAAGTCCAAGTACGGGTTTGGGCATTTGCCGGATTGGATGGTGGAACGTGGCCCGGAGTCGCTGGTTGAACATCAGCAGAAGATGGCGTTCGACAATGGAAGCATGGTTACTTCGATGCCTTCGGCATCCGATCCTGCTCGCGGCGAGTCGGCATCGCTGGTTGTGGTTGACGAATGGGCGTTCCTGCCGAACCCTGAGGAAGCGTGGGCTTCCATAGAGCCGGTTGCGGACGTTGGAGGTCGCATCATCGGGTTGTCTACGGCGAACGGGTCGGGCAATTTCTTTCACGAACTCTGGGTGGGGTCGTCAACTGGTGCTAACCGGTTTGAACCCATGTTTTTTCCTTGGTCTGCCACGGAAGATCGGGATGAGTCGTGGTACCAGTCGAAACAGGAGTCGATGCTGTCGTGGCAGTTGGCTCAGGAGTATCCGACGACGCCGGAGGAAGCGTTCATAAAGTCTGGTAATCCGGTGTTTGACTTGGACGTGTTGGAAGACATGAACGCTATGGTTGAGCCGGGTCAGGCCGGGTATTTGTGGGAACCGTACAAGCGGACGGTGGAATGGCGTAAAGATGTTCACAGTTTGGCGTGAACCCCAACCCCAGAGGGCCTATTGTTTGGGGGTTGACACTGCTGAGGGTTTGGTTCACGGCGACTATTCGTGCATTCAGGTTTTGGATGTGCGCGGTGGCGAGCAGGTTGCGGTATGGCACGGGCATATTCCGCCGGACACGTTGGCCCACGAGGTGTACATGATTTCGTTGTGGTACAACGATGCTTTGACGTGCGTAGAGTCCAACAACCACGGTTTGACGACGATCACACAGTTGCGGCATCTGGGTCATCCGAACCTGTTCAGGAAGAGGACTTTGAACCGTTCCATTACGAAGGTTTCGCAGGAGTTTGGGTGGAAGACGACTAGGACGACGAAGCCGCTGCTGATTGACGACTTGGGGATGGCGTTGCGGTCTGGCGAGTTGACGATTCACGACCGGTACACGTTGGCCGAATTGAGAACGTACGTACGCAGCGAACGGGGTTCCATGGGCGGATCGCCTCACGACGACCGCGTTATGGCGTTGGCGTTGGCGAACGAGATGCGGCAATACGCGTTTATGCCCGAGTTTGCACCGAAGGTGGACGACTACTGGACGATTGATTGGTTTGCCCGGATGGTAAAATCCGACGAAAATCAGGATACTCGTATCGGAAGCCACACGGTACGTGGGACAGTCTAAACATATCCTTAGAGACTCTATTGGAGGTAAATGCCTTGGCTAGGAATTTTGTGTCGCATACGAATGGCACGCAGACAGTGGATGGCCGTACCGGCCAGAACAACAGGATGGAGCGCGGCGATTCCGTCGTAGCGAACCCCATTTGGAAGCCAGCGGCCCCGAATGCCTCCACCCAGCGTATCGCTTCGGCTTCATACGCGAATCAGGATGGTGGTTACGGGGAGATTACGGTGCGTGAAACCCCGTTCAATCAGCATGGCACTACGGGCAAGGTTGAACCGGCTACGCCGCAGCCCAACTTGAAGGGTCACAATGTTGCTCCGCACACGAAGCGGCCTGTTTCTGGTGGCCGTTGGAACCATCCCACCAAGATTAATCGCGGCACCACAACCTGACTATGGCGATCCTCCCACGGGAGGCGTCCTACGAAGACTTCTGTGATTACATCATAGAGGTGCGTGGGGATGTTCCTAACGCCGAAATAGACGAGTTATGGGATCGTCGGCATAACCTGTTGGGTTTGATGGTGAACACTGGTCGTGGTTACCGTTCCAAGTTGCCGCCCGATGAACAGTATCTGACCCGCAACGAGCGGGGCAGAAAGGCTGAGAGGGAAGCCTTGTCTCAAGGCCGCAACATTGAACGTCTACCCGACAAGGCGCATTTCTGATGGCCCGACTGACCCGTGCGGACAAGTATGAGATAATCCAACGCAAGTTGGAGGGTGCTGCCCGTTGGCGTGACGAAATGGGTTACGACGACCTGTGGCGTCGCATGAACGACCTGTACCGTGGGAAGCACTGGCCGAGAACCACCGCCAACGAGGATTTGGTGGCCGTCAATTTGGCTTTCAGCACGGTGAATGTGATTGCACCGTCGGTGTCGGTGAACTATCCGAAGATTGTCGTTTCCCCCAACGAGGAAGACAATCAGGATCATGCCACGTTTGTTGAGGCTGTCATCAACTATTTGTGGCGGCACCACGATTTCCGCAAGCCGTTTCAACGGTCGGTCAAGGACTTCCTTATTTTCGGTCACGGCTGGATCAAGGTTGGTTGGAAGTTCGTTGAGCAGGAACGTGCGCTGGGAGACAGCGAGCGGGAGGAAATGTTTGAAACGGCGATGGCGGAGGTGGATCTCCTAGCCGAGGAAGACCCGTTTATTGCCGGGGAGTTGCCTGACAACGAAAGGTTGGAGGCAGATATTCCGACCACGGCGATGACGATTGTGGAGGATCAGCCGTTTGTTGAGCGGGTTTCACCGTTCGACGTGTTTATTGATCCGGAAGCGACCTGCATGGAAGATGCCCAGTGGATAGCGCAGAGGATTGTGCGTCCGCTGGATGAGGCGAAGAAGGACAAGCGGTACAAGGCGTCGGCGCGCAGGAACCTGAGTGCCGATTCGCTGTTGAATCCGCTGTTTGCTCCCACGGATCGTCAAGAGCAGGAACAGTATCTGATTAACGAAGAGCGCACCGTCATATTTGAGTTCTACGATATCGCCAACAACACGATGGCGGTTGTGCCGCAGTCTGGCGACGAGTTTCTCGTGAACCCGACCCCGATGCCGTACGCATACGGGCAACCGTTTGTGATGGTGCGCAACTACGATGTCCCCGACTACTTCTACCCGATGGGTGACTTGGAAAGCATCGAGTCGTTGCAGTTGGAGTTGGACAAGACTCGTTCCCAGTTGGTGAATGCCCGTAAGCGGTATGCCCGCAAGTACCTGTACCATGAGCGGTCGTTCGGCCCAGAGGGCCGTGAGGCTTTGGAGTCCGACGAGGACGGGCGTCTGGTACCGGTGGTGGACGAAAACAAGCCACTGTCAGAGGTTGTGGTTCCGATGCCGCAAACCCCGTTGTCTGCGGACGTGTACAACTTTTCGGCGATTATCGAAGAGGACATCAACACGGTCAGCGGCGTGTCGGAGTATGCGCGCGGTCAGATGCCGGAGATTCGGCGCACAGCGACCGAAGCCAGCATTATCGCTGATGCGGGCAACAGCAGGGTGTCTGAGAAGTTGGCTATCGTGGAACTTTCGATTGCACACGTTGCACGGCGTGTAGTGCAGGTTATGCAGCAGTTTATGACTGGTGAACACATGGCGCGGGTTTCCACGCGGGGACCGCAGGACCTGTTCATCACGTACACGCGGGACGACATCGTTGGCGAGTTCGACTTTAGTGTTGAGGCTGGTTCTACGCAGCCGATCAACGACACGGTGCGGAAGCGGCAGGCAGTGGAAATGATGCAGGCTCTGGCCCCGCTGGTGGGGACCGTCATTGATCCTGCGGCGTTGGCCCGCTACGTATTGCAAAACGCGTTCGCGGTCAAGGACGCGGACAAGTTCATCCTACAGCAGCAACCCCCGCCGGGTACTCCCGTTGAAGACGCGAGTGCCCCGCAGGGACTGCCGGGTGGGGCACCAATGGCTGGCCCTCAAGGGCCTCCGGTGCGACCGGAGTTGATGAAACAACTCCAAGACCAGATGGGGCTGAATTTCAGGCCACAGATGGGCAACCAATAATGGGACAGTTTACCGCTGTCTAATAGGAGCAACCCTTAGGACTCCGAGGAGAAAACAGAATAATGGCAGAAGATGTTGTGGAATCCGCAGGAGCGGACAGTCCAAATTCTTCAGTTGAGGTTCAACAGGAACCTGCTGGTGAAGCGTACACCGTGAAGGTGGACGGAGCGGAGCAGCAGGTCAGTCTAAACGAACTTCGGGACGGATACCAGCGACAGTCGGATTACACCCGTAAGACGCAGGAGTTGGCTTCCGAAAGGCAACGGTTAGAACAGGCCGAGGCGATAGTGTCGTCTTTGGAGTCAGATCCAGAGGGGACGCTGAAGGCTCTTGGTGATGCGTTTGGAATATCCGCCACCCCCGGCGAGAACCCGGAAGTATCGGGTTCGATGTGGGATACGGAGGATAGTGAAACAACCAAGCGGCTCACCGAACTAGAGGGCCGCGTCAAGGGCTACGACCGTTTGCACAAAAAGCAAGCATTGGAGAAGCAGGTAACCAACCTCAAGAACAAGTACGGGGACTTCGACGAGAAGGAACTGTTTCAGCACGCTCTGCGAAACAAGATAGGCAACCTAGAGGCCGCTATCACACACATGCGGTACAACGACGTTGCGTCTAAAGCAGACAAGTTGGAGCAGGAACAGAATCGTTTGGAGGCCAAGCGTGACGCCAGCGTAGTGGAACCTTCGGGTTCCAAGCAGGCGGGTTCTACGAGGAAGGCAGTTGAAAAGCCGCTCAGTATTCGTGAGGCTTTTGAAAGTGCCAAGAGGGAACTGTCTTCATAATCACAGAGTGAGGTGACAGGTTATGGCGGCTGGCAACAGCAACTTTGACGAGATTCTGTCAACCACCCTCAAGAACTACATCCCGAAACTGACTGACAACATTTTCAGCGCACGACCATTGTTCTATGCGTTGACGAATGGTCAGACTATTCGGCGTGTGTCGGGTGGACAGAGCATCGTCGTGCCGGTTATTTACGGCACCAATTCAACCGCAGGTTCGTACTCCGGTACGGACACGATTCTTACGACGGCTCAGACCGGCATTTCGGCTGCTGAGTATTCGTGGAAGCAGTATGCGGCTACTGTGACGATCAACGGTATTGAGGAAGCGCAGAACAACGGCGAGGCTCAGATCATTGATCTTCTGGAAGGCAAGATTTTCCAGACGCAGGAAACAATCATTGAGAACATGAACACCATGTTCTTCGGCAACGGCACCGGCAACGGTGGCAAGGACTGGTTGGGGCTAAGCGCCCTAGTTGGTTCCACGGGTTCCCCCGGCGGCATTGATGCCACCGATGGTGACAACTCGTGGTGGAGGTCGGCGGTAACCAATCAGGGTTCTGCCGCAATCGACATCGCCTCTATGGCGACCTTGTACAACAACTGCTCGGTTGGCAACGACCAGCCGACCATTGCCATTACAGGTCAGAACCAGTATGAAGCCTACGAGGCGCTGCTGGATGACCAGATCCGTTACACGGATACCGATATGGCCGACGGTGGCTTCCAGAACCTTTTGTTCAAGGGCTGCCCGGTTACCTTTGATGGTACCTTGGCTGGTGAAGGCAAGTTTTACTTCCTTAACACCAAGTACCTCCAGTTGGTTGCCCATAGCGACGTTTGGTTCAAGCCAACGCCGTTCGTGCGTCCAACCAATCAGGATGCGGTGTTCTCACAGTTGCTCTGCTACGGCGAGTTGACTACGAGCAACCGCGCCCGTCAAGGGTTCATGTACGGCATCACGCCTGCATAGTTAACGGTTCGTTGCCACGGGAGGCACTATGGCACGGGGTTTCGCATACGCATACAAACAGGGGAAGCGCCCCGCCAATGAACCGGCGGGTAACTATAAGACGCTCAAACCCGAGCATCACGCCGTTGGGCGTGATCGACGTATCCATCGCGTAAACCCCACCCCCACCCACAGTGCCCCCGTGGCAACACCAACCGACACGCCACCTGAGGAATCAGATTCTGAACCAGTAGAAGACTAGGGGATCACGTTGCAACTCAGCGCCATGCGAGACTACGTGCGCAACGTGGTCGATATCGACTCTACCGACATTACCGATAACACGATGAACGTGTTTCTTCGGGAGGGGTACGATGCCGTCGTCTATTCGGAAAAGCGTTGGCCGTTCTACGAGGTGGCTGTAACTTTCGATACGGTCGCAAGCCAGAAAGACTATACGCTGGCCGATATTGGCGGCAATAGTTCCACGGGGGTCAAACTCACCCATGACGGTGTAGAGTTTTCGGGGGCATCAGCCCCCAAGTCACCCGGTTTGCGGGAAGTTGCCGCAATGAAAACCGACAACCATGTGCTTGAATTTTTGGGGTACGACGACGCCGATATCATTTACCCTCTGAATTCCAACACCGTCGGAAATCCTTGGTACTGGGCCATGTGGGGTGGTCAAGGCGGCACACTGAACATTCGCCTGTATCCGACGCCTAGTTCCGTCCACACCATCTACGTGCGCGGATACCGGAACGCCATAGAGTTCGGGGGGGCAAACGCCGTGTATCGGACGGGGGTCGGCGATACCGATACCCCGGATTGGCCCGACCCCTTCGACAACGTGCTGTCACTGTACGGGATCTACCGTTCCTACCAGCAGCAGGAAGACGCCGGGATGGCGAACCAGTATTTCGCCTTGTTTCAGGGTGAACTAGACAATCTTCGGGCACGATTTGAAGACACTCCCGCCCCGCAGCCGTTGAGGTTGAACTCGCGGAACGCTTCGCGCTGGCGGTCACAGTCGATCATGCCTGACCGTCTACGCTATTCGTGGGAGTAGCCGGTGTCATTGGCGATCCGGGTACCAACCAACGCTGGTGGTAGCCGCTACGAGGAACCATACCGGTATCAGGAGCAGGCCGACTTTACGGGCGGTTTGAACGTGCGTGCCGACCAGTTCAACCTTGCGGAGAACGAATCTCCCGACCTGTTGAACGTGGACGTTGACCCTCGCGGCGGCGTTTCGCGCCGCAACGGTGTCACTGCCATAAACTCTACCGCCCTCACCGGGGATGTACGCAGCCTGTTCGCCCATTCTTCTGCTTCGTATAACCAAATCATGGCGTCTGTCACGGCCAGCAGCAACTCCACTTTGTGGTATGCCACTACCGGTAACTTCACGCAGATCGCTTCGTCTGCCGGAAACATCACGATGACGGGGGCTGTTCCACCCCGTGCGGTGACATTCAACGACTACACGTATATTGTCAATGCGGCGTTGTTCGATACTTCCTATGCGGCGGTGAAGTGGTCCGGAACAGGTAACGCCGACCGGTTGACACCTGACATTGATGCTTCGGACGGCCATTTTCCGTGCGCCCGCTACGTGACGACGTGGGCACAGTTCGTGTGGGTTGCGTACACGTTGGAGTCAGGCACCTACTATGGGAACCGGGTTCGATTCTCCAAGGTGAACGATGCCGAGAATTGGACAGCGACCGACTACATCGACATTGATGTTGGTGAGGACGGCGACTACATTACGGCGATCATCCCCGATGGGGACCGGTTGCTGGTGTTCAAGCAGAACAGCGTGTATGCGATCTACGGGTTCAGCAGGGATTCGTTTGAGGTGCGCAACATTACGCGTGTGGCGGGGTGTCGGGATGGTAGCCAGCCGGTGGCTACGACTGCCGGGGTGTTTTTCTGGTACGCGGAAGACGGCGTGTACCTGTTGACGTATGACGATTTGGCGTGGGCGTTTGAACGGATCAAGCCGAAGATTGATGATACGTCTATCAGTTTTTCGACTGCCCCGTCGTTGATGTGGTTTGATGAACGGCTTTGGGTTTCTGTCGATTACACGTCGGGTGAGAGTGCTGCCGGTGCGACTCAGACGAACCGACGCAACACGTTTGTCTGGGACCCCTCGTTGGGTCCTGCCGGGGCGTGGACCCGTTATGACGTGAATGCCCGCTGGTTGTGGGCGTACAGGCCGACTGGGGCCGATCATGTCGGTTTGGCTGTTACTTCCGAGTGGGACGGTACGGCGGCGTTTACGCGGGTAGCGAAGGTCAATCAGAACACGGATGAGGATTTGTATGATCCGTCCGATGCTGCGGTTGAGATCTATTCGCACTACCAGACCGGATGGTTTTCCGGCAATAGGCCCACGTTTGCGAAAAGGTGGGGCAAGACCCGCACCGTAATGTTGGCCGACAACACGATGAGTGTTGTTATGAGCATATACAAAGATTACGATTTGGCTTCCGAAACGGTGTCGTTGAGCAAGACCATTACTGGTAGTGCTTCTACGGCGACGTGGGATTCGTCACCATCGGGGGACGGAAACGGCGTTTGGGACACTTCGGAATGGGTTGCGGCTGCTGGAACGAACGTCTACAAGTTCTTCAGGTGGCCCACGGCTGGGACAGCAAAGGCTATTAGTTTGAGGTTTAGTGTTACCCCGACTCCCAGTGCCCGTGGAAAATGGGGATTGACAAGCGCGGTATGCATGTACAGGACACGGAGGATAAGATAAATGGCCGACCTAGCGGTTACTAATTCGTTCTCTGCGGGCACGGCAATTGTTGCGTCCCAGATGAATGCAAACTTTACCGATATTACTACGTGGGCTAATGGTGCCCCGAATATCGGCCAGTCGGGAAGCACTGTAACAGTTGATGGGGCCTTGACGGTAGCCCAGACGACGCTGTTTTCAGATCAAACGGTGTCTCGCGGCAACTTCAAGGACTACGGCGAGGTAGTCAACACACACGCCACCTCTGGCGGTACGCAGACGATTGACTTGGAGAACGGCAACGTGGCTACGGCTACGGTAGCCACTTCAACCACTACGTTTGTGTTCAGTAACCCGGCTGGTTCCGGCACTTCGTTTTCGTGGACGCTTATTCTCACGAATGGCGCTTCTCAAACCGTGAACTGGCCTGCCGCCGTCGATTGGGCCGGTGGCACTGCACCAACGCTAACCACGTCCGGTGTTGACATTCTCACGTTTGTAACTATTGATGCGGGTACACGCTGGTACGGCTTTTTGGCCGGGGCGGACATGAAGTAATGCCGTTGGGGGCATCGAAAGCAGGGTTGCTCGCAGCAGCCGGATCGGGCGCTCCGTTGACGGCGTTTGGTGGAATCATCACCCAGTATGAGACTGGCGGTACGACGTACCGTGTTCATACGTTCCGTGGTTCAGGCAAGTTCCTTGTGTCCAGCGGTGCGGCTGATGTGGATTATCTGATCGTCGCAGGCGGCGGTTCTGGTGGGAAGAATCTCGGAGGCGGGGGCGGCGCGGGCGGCGTCACAACTGGCACAGGCGTTGCCGTTTCTGCGGGCACTTACACGATCACCGTTGGAACTGGTGGCGCTGTCCCCGGTTCCAACGGGGTGGGTGGAAGTGGTGGCGACAGTTCTGCTTTGGGGGTAACTGCTTCTGACGGTGGCGGTGGCGGTGGAGGTGGCGGTATTGTGGCAGCCGACGGCGGTTCTGGTGGCGGCGGTGGATCGACAGGCACCCTGACTGGTGGTTCCTCTGCCGTGGCGGGACAGGGCAACGACGGCGGTGATGGGTACCAGAGCGGATCGGTTTATCTCTCGGCGGGTGGTGGTGGCAAGGGGGCTGCTGGTACGAACGCTTCAGGGACTGCGGCGACCGCTGGTGGCGCGGGAGCCACAGGTTACGGCATAACAGCGACTACTCCGACCTACGCAGGAGGCGGTGGCGGTGGCGGCATGGGGATCAGCACCACGGCTACTGCGGGAGCGGGCGGCTCAGGCGGTGGTGGCGCAGGCGGCAACGACACGGCTGGTTATTCGGGAACACCCGTTTCCTACGCCGCAGGAGGCGTTCCCAATACGGGTTCTGGTGGAGGCGGGGGCGGTTGGGATCAGTCCTCTCCCAACAGTTCAGATGGCGGTGACGGGTCCACGGGCATTGTCATCATCCGATACGAGGTCGCATAATGGCTGATCCCG